CTCACGGTTTCTGCCGTACGGGATGCGATGAATGTCATCGTACCAGGTCCAATGGCAGTAATGAAGTGGATTGAAGCTGAAGTCACTAAAGCTATTAAAGGTGGTAAAGAACACCTGCAATGGGTCACACCTTCAGGGTTTGTCGTTCATCAAAAACTGATGAAACAAAACAAAGTACGAATTGAATTGAAGTTGTTAGGATCAGTTCAGAAAGTAACGACAGCCGTTGGTGACTCAGATAAAGTAGACTTGCGACATCATAAGAATGCCACAGCTCCCAATCTAATTCATTCGCTGGATGCCTCACTATTACACCTATCTGCAATACGCTTCGACGCACCGCTGGCCGTCATTCACGACTCGGTTTTATGCCGTGCTAGCGACATGGATAATCTATCGGGCATTGTCCGAAAGGTATACATGCATTTGTTTGCCGAGAACAACTATCTAAAAACATGGGCGGAACAAATCGGAGCTACATCTGAGCCACCCATCATTGGCACCCTCAAACCTGAGGATGTCACAAATTCTACCTATTTCTTTTGTTAACATGGCCGGTCCTAAAAAGGATGACATTGTAATGACTGAGACCGTCACTCTTGATGGTTTTCAGGCTGTTCTGCAACCAGGTAAGTTTGGATACAACCTGTCTGCAATTGTTGAAAGCGACATCATCGATCGACTTGATGAAGATCGTGCCCGACTCCTTGAGTGGGGATTGTCGAAAGTTAAAAACCCCAAGCGTTCAGTGCTGAAGCCTGAACCATGGGAAGAAGTTGCGCAAGGACGATATAAAGTTAAGTTTAGCTGGGGTGAGGACAACAAGCCTGGCATCGTTGATAGTGAGGGTACAGCGGTTACTAACCCTGACCTGCCTCTCTACGGTGGCTCTAAGGTCCGTCTAGCCCTCTATCAGAAGCCGTATGTGCTCAAGGATGGTGTGACCTACGGAAGCTCTCTGAAGCTCCTGGGTGTACAAGTTATTGAGCTCAATGCTGCAGCAGGTGTGTCATCTGAGTCAGCCGATAGCGATGTATCAAACCTGTTCGATAAGGTTGAAGGCTTCAAAGCTGATACTCTCGAACCCTCCACTGAAACTGCCACCGTTGACGATGACTTCTGATTTCCAATACACGGTCTCCAAAGATGAGATCACGGGTGTGTACAAAGGTACGCTTGACATCCAGCTGCCTCCTATCTGCGTCACCCGATACAAAGCTGATAAAAATGATTTCAAGTACGAGATGTCTCGTGCTGTGACTGAAGTTGTTGAAGCTATCATTGAAAAGCACATGGATGACTGATGGCTTTTCGATCCGGTTTGGAAGAACGGGTCGCTGATCTACTATGTAACCTTGGTGTCTCTTATGAATACGAAAGCACCAAAGTGCCCTATGTTATTCAGCATAACTACACTCCTGATTTTCTCCTTCCTAATGGCGTTTTTCTGGAGTGTAAAGGCTATTGGGATCCTGAAGACAGGCGTAAAGTCAAGAATGTAAAGAAGCAGAATCCCGAGCTTGATATCCGTATGGTCTTCCAAACTCCATACAATAGAATTAGTAAGAAGTCCAAGACTACTTATGCCCAATGGTGCGACAAGCACGATATAAAATGGACGTCATTCCAGGAGATACCTATTGAATGGCTGATCTAGAAAATGATAGCGAGTTTATGTTTCATGACTCCTGCCCAGATTGCGGTAGTAGTGATGCACTCGCTGTCTATTCCGATGAACACACATATTGTTTTTCGTGTCACAAATTGACTCTACCTAACGAATCACACTCATCATTTGATTATGTACCCCTATTGCGAGGACACCCTGTTCAGCTTCGGAAGCGAGGACTATCAGAAAAAACCTGTCGAAAGTACAAAATCCACAAAGACGGAGACAAGCTCCGATTCCATTATCTCGATAGCACTGGAGCGCTGCTTGGCGCGAAGGTCAAGACAGTAGACAAACAGTTCCACTACGAAGGTAAAACTGATGGATCTTTTTTCGGGCAGCATTTATTCCCTACTGCGGGAAGACGAATTGTTATTACAGAAGGAGAACTCGATGCGGCGAGCTGCTACCAGGCAATGGAAGGATGGCCAATGGTCTCGCTCCCAAGCGGTGCCGCGAGTGCGAAGAAATCAATCCAACGCAATCTCGAACTTCTTCAAGGCTATGAGGAAATCGTTCTTTTCTTTGATAATGACGATCCCGGACGCCAAGCGGCAACGGAATGCGCTAGCATCCTACCACCTGGCAAGGCGAAGATCGCTGTTCTAGATCAGTACAAGGATGCATCTGATGCACTCCAAAACAATGATACAGAAGCCATCTGCAGGGCTATCTGGGATGCTAAAGAGTATCGACCAGATGGTATTGTAGAAGGTCGTACACTACTGGAAGTAGTCACAACACCACGAGCACCAAGTGATTTTAAGTATGGCTTCGATGGGTTAGACAGACTCCTACACGGTGTACGCTACGGTGAGCTAGTAACCATTACAGCAGGCTCCGGCACAGGCAAGAGTTCATTCTGTCGGCACATTGCAACACAACTGCTACAAGCAGGCAATCGAGTCGGTTACTTGGCATTAGAAGAATCAAATCGCAGGACTGCGTTGGGTCTAATGTCATCTGCTTTGGGAAAGGCTTATCATCTAGGTGAACACGACCACAAAGAACTCATTCACGCTTTCGATGAAACTCTCTCTAAGTGGAATCTCTTTCTGTTTGATGGTTTTGGGAGTTACGATCCTGATGTTATCTATAACCGAATCGAATACCTTGCCACTGGGCTCGACACCAAGATCATATTCTTGGACCACCTCTCCATCCTCCTGTCAGGATTAGACGGTGATGAACGTAAGACGATTGACAAAACAATGACACGTCTGCGCTCACTGGTTGAACGCACTGGCATTTCATTGTTCCTTGTGTCACACCTACGACGCACACAATCTGATCAAAACCATGAAGAAGGAGCCCGAGTCACACTGGGACAGCTACGTGGCTCAGCTGCAATTGCTCAGCTCTCAGATTCAGTCATCGCACTGGAGCGAAATCAACAGGACGGATCTGAACACTCTGCTACAATTGTGCGAGTCCTTAAAAATCGATATTCTGGCGAAACAGGCATCGCAGCCAAACTAGAATACAATCTTGCAACTTGTTCTTTTAAAGAGTATGAAGCTCAACTCGATTTCAATGCGGCAACCGATTTCTAATACTAATCTGGATCTCCGCAAGCCAACACCACCCACGCCCGAAATGGTCGAACGGGCTAAGTTCGTGGACAAAACGTACGCATGGAAGACAAAGTGAGACTCGAAACAGCACTTGAACAGTTTATGCGTAAAGTAGACATCATCGTGTCTATGGAAATGGGAGGCAAGCTCGAAGCTGAGACTGCTTTCCAGAACGTAAAGATGGAAGTTAAAGAGCTGAAGAGACTACGTAAATTAGGCAAATGATTGTCTTTGATTTAGAAGCAAACGGTTTAGTACATGATTGCACCGAAATCCACTGCATTGTCCTCTATGATACGGATGATGACCAAACGGTTGTCTACAATAATGAAGGGGGCAGCTGTGATCCTCTTGTTCGAGCTGTTACTAGGCTTGACGATGCCGATGCTATCGTGGGTCACAACATTATTTCATATGATCTCCGGGTACTCAAGAAACTATATCCTTTCTTTGACCCACAAGGCGAGGTTATTGATACCCTAATCCTTTCACGTTTGTATCATCCAAACATGCTCCAGCTGGATCAGAAGATGCAGTGGAAGGACATGCCTACCAAACTCTATGGTAGACACAGCCTTGAATCATACGGTTATCGACTGTCTGAACTCAAGGGTGACTACGGCAAAGAGAATGACTTCAAAGTCTGGAGCCAAGAGATGCAGGATTACTGCGTCCAAGACGTTGCTGTTACACGCAAATTATGCGACCATTTCCACCCCTACCTGACTGGGTTACGCTAGAGCATCAGGTAGCACAAATACTAACACTGCAAGAAGAGCATGGATGGAACTTTGATGAACCAGCTGCACGGGAACTTGAATGTTCTCTCCGAGGAGAGCTTTCAGATATTGTTGAACTACTTTCGCAGCGGTTCCCTTTCGTCCCAGGACCAGAGTTTACTCCAAAACGAAATAACAAAACTCAAGGATACTTTCAAGGGTGTCCTTTTACGCGACTGAAAACCTTCAATCCCGGATCAAGGGATCACATAGCATGGATACTAAAGACCTTCGATGGCTACAAGGACGAGACTACTACGACTTCTGGGAAAACGAAGATCGACGAGACGACTTTGAAGAACCATGGAACTGGGCTTTCCCTACAATTCTACAGGATCCTGGAGATTACGAAGAGTCTGGGGATGATATCAGAAGGCGCGAACGCATGGCTGAAGCTATGTACGAGTGCTAGTCGTATCCACCACCATTGTTCAGTTGGGTGTGCCACATTTAGAATGGCACATAACAAACCCAATCTAGCCCAGGTACCTAGTGGACCCGAATTTAGACGATTATTTACAGCAACTCCGGGTCAAGTTATGGTCGGTGCTGATCTTAGCGGCATTGAGCTTCGGATGCTTGCTCACTATCTTGCCCGTTACGACGGAGGAAGATACGCAGACATCTTACTCAACGGTGATATCCACCAAGTAAATGCTGATAAGATTGGAATCACCCGTAAGCTCGTCAAAAATGTTACTTATGCGTTTTTGTACGGAGCTGGAGATGTTAAGATCGGATTAACCTATGACAAACAGTTACCTACCGCCAAAGCTAAGAAGAAAGGTGCTGAGATTCGAGCAGCGTATGTGGCTGCGATTCCTGGACTTGATGATCTACTTGCTGCAATTAAAGTTGCGGGTGATCGCGGCTTTGTTAAAGCCATTGATGGACGCAAGGTCCTCCTTGATAGTCCGCACAAAGCACTCAACTTCCTATTACAGGGATCTGCTGGCGTAATCGCAAAACGCTGGCTAGTAATAGCTAACCATCACACTCACGATATCTGCTGCTCGCAGCTTGCCTTTATACATGACGAACTCCAATACGAATGCCACGGGCTCCACGCAGACCGTTTGGCAGCATCCTTGGTATCAAGCGCAGCTGAGGCTGGGGCTTACTACAACCTCAGATGTCCAATCGGAGACAACTGGGCAGATGTGCACTAAATGTGGTGAGATAAAACCACTCAATGAGTTCCCTAAACAGGATGGACCTACACGTGCACCTCGAAGAGTCTGTCGTGACTGTAGAGGCAAACATGATAAAACCATACGTAACTTAAAAAAGGCACACCCCAAACCTGAACCAGGTCCATGTCCTATTTGTGGTACACATACGGAAGTATGGGTTCTAGATCATAATCATGAGACCATGGAGTTCAGAGGGTACATATGTAAGCATTGTAATGCTGGTTTAGGTTTATTAAAAGACTCACCTAGCATTGTGTCAAATGCACTAAAATACTTAAATAGTGAAACTACTGATTGATGCAGATTATATTGTCTATAAATCCTGTGCCGCATGTGAATCAGAGATTGACTGGGGTGATGATGTCATCATGGTTATCTCAAAGTTCAGTGAGGCTTACAAGGCTGTAAAACGCGAACTTAAAAAGATTGAAGATGCTTTCTTTTCTAGCACCGGTACTATTCTGTTCTTTAGTGATAGTGTCAATTTTAGGAAGTCTATCCTTGACTCCTACAAAGGTCACCGCCAAAGAAAGAAGCCCTGCGGATATAGACGTGTAATCGAAAAACTAAAAACTGAATATGAAGTAATCAGGATGCCACAGTTGGAAGCAGATGATGCCATGGGAATCTATGCGACACTGCATCCAGGCAACTGTATTGTCAGTCCTGATAAAGATATGAAACAGATCCCTGGTCTTCTCTACAACCTAGCAGAAACCATGGAGATCACTGAAGAAGAAGGAATGCAATGGCATTTTATTCAGACACTGGCAGGTGACCAAACAGATGGTTATGCCGGCGTTCCTGGATTAGGCGTAAAACGTGCTGCTGCTATTTTTGATAAAGACGGATACACTTGGGAAACGATTGTCAAAGCCTTCGATGAGAAGGACTTGGATGAGTCAGTTGCCTTACAGAATGCACGTCTGGCAAAGATACTCACTATCGAGAACTATGACCTCACCGAACACCGACCCATCCTCTGGACTCCCGCCGATGCCCGTAACC